CCCCCCCCCCAAAGATTCAATCTCAGCAACAGCCCGCGCGGCCCGTTATCCGGGAACGATCGGCGGGAATTCTCCTGTACATTGCCGGGAATTGGCCCGGACTTGTTTCCCGCTCGCACTTTTGCCTATGCTGAACGGGCCGCCGGCAGTTCGCGCTGCCGACGGCCCTGACCTGCAACAATGGGGATAAGCCATGAAGCAAGCTAATGCCGATAATATCATAAAAGGGCCTTGGACGCGTCGGCCACGGTCGAAACGTGCTGATACTAACTTTGTGGATGTCATCTTGCGCGTCGTCAACGAAGGGCATCGCTCAGACGGCACGTGGACGACGCGATGCGTGATCGTCGGCCAAGCCGCAGCCGTCATCCCGATAGCGAAAACCTGATCCGCCGCGATCTGGCGCCTTCGCTGCACTATGACGACAACGGCGGCGGCTTCGGCCGCCGCTTTGCTGTCGGGGCAAGACTATGACCGCGATGACCAACGACGATCGCACCGAACGGATGAGGGCAGTTAGCGCACTGGCGCAGGGCCATCATTCGTCGGTGCGGAGGGCGTTGCACTGTCGATCGCGCCGGCGACCGCTGGCGCCTGTCGGAAGTCCGTCACAACGAATTCCGCTTGACGCTTTCGCGATTGATCGACGACGAAGACCGGACGTCGACGCTTGACGTGCGGTTTCTCGGCAAGACGGTCCTGCATGTCGAATGGACCGCAGAGAGGGTTTTGCGGACCGCTTACCGGCCCGGGTCTCTTGGGAAGCGTTGCTTCGTCGATACGATCGCGCGCCGGTGCTGGCGGGGCGGCGGCACCCTACCAGCAATCAGAAGTTATCTAGATTGGCCATAAACCAAGTTCGGAAGTCCTCCATTTTCGGGGTCCAGACCTCCAGTTTAGACGCCGCCCTTGCGATCATCATGGCGACGTCGAAGCATTCGATTTCCATCGCATCGTCGCCGCCGTGCTTCAGCCAGTCGCGCTCTCGATTGAGCATGACAATCCAGTTCTTCTTCGCGGCAAACTTCTCTTTAGCGCGGGGATTGTCGCGCAGACCGGCAAACAGATGGTTGCCCTCGCGCTTTATCATCCCTTCGGCCGCGCCGGCGAGCGTCAGGGCAATATCGAACTTGCCGCGTTCCAAGGCGTCGATCGCCGCGTCGACCTGTCGTGTGGCGGCCTGCGCCAGCGTCAGCGTGAGCGGATCGACGGGCAGCCGCGGGCCGCGGAAGCGGCGCCGCGGATTATCTTTTGGTCTTAGGCGACCCATGCGGTGGCGCCCCTGAAGACGCGGCGTTCGATTTCCATCCGTTCATCCTGAAGGACGTCAGCCAAAGCCCAAACGCGTCCGTTGGATCACGTTCAGCGGTTCATCCTTACGGAACAATTCTGAAGGCGGTCCGTCGCCGGGCGAGACCGAATAGAGTGGCTGCACCGACTTGACGGATGAACTTTCGGGCGTGGTGACGTAAAGGTGTAGGCAGACGAGATAATGCGAACCCTGTTCTTCGGTGGTCTGGCGGAAACGAAGCCCATCCTTGTCTTTCTCCCAAGGATATTGCTGAACCACCTTTGCCCGCAGAGGCAGAATGTCGCCCGGCTTCAGGACTATTTGGGTTGGATTGAGAATGATGGATTTTGCGAAGCGGCCATCGCACTTGGCGTTCGGATCGGTGACCAGTACCAACTCGCCGTAGATTTCGCTGATGACGGCTTGGCGGTTTCCCGAATTGATGAACGTGAACTCCTGATCCTGCGCTAGCAGCAAATCCTTCTTGTCGCGTGTCACCGTCAGAGCATTACCCATAACAAGCCGAATGTCGTCGCGTTGAAAAAGGACGGTGCGGTAGGTCGCGAACGCAGTAATGCCGAGTGATACCACCGCAACCACCCACCCTGCCCAGTCGAGCCAGTGCTTCTTGTGCCGCTTGGCCTCCGCGGCCTCCTGCTGGCGATCGTGCCAAGCTAGCCACTCTTGCGTGAAGCCGATCGTCATTTGCATCGCCCCGATCGCAATCGATCCGGCAGAACCAGCGTCCGTCTGCGCCAGCCTCGCCCGGACGTTCTGGGGACCGGTCAATTCAAGTTCATCGAACCAGCGTTTGGCTTGGTCCGGTTGCCCCGCGGACCATCTTGAAGCTTCGTAGGCAAAGCGATCAGTCGTCATTCGAGCAGTTCCTGTCTCATAGGCCCCGGGAGCGCTGTCCGGTCGCCAATCTCCGTCCGTGCCTACACGGTGCCTACACGGCTTGCGTATGAAAAAGCCGGCCTCAAATCGGCCGGCTTAAACGTTTGATTTTATTTGGTTAAATGGTCGGAGCGAGAGGATTTGAACCTCCGACCCCTAGTCTCCCAGACTGGAAAAACTAGCACTTATGTGTGTTCCTGAAACCTCCTGAAACACCACTTCTCCTTATTTATCAGTCATTTTCCGTTCCTACCCGTTTCCCCTCGTTTCAGGGTGTTGAGCCATTTCCTTGTCCCGGGACAAGGCCGCATATGGCATCCGCACCCAAAGGATATTCAATGCCCAAACTTTCAGACACCTCGATCAAAGCTGCGAAATGTCCACCCGGGAAAGACCGGGTTAGTATCGTCGACAGCTCCTGTCAGGGGTTGGTTTTACGCGTGACCAAGAGCGGAAGCAAATCCTTCGCGTTCGTCTATTGGTCGCCCCTGATGAACAAGACCGTCACGGTGACGCTCGGCAAATACCCCGACCTCACCTACGCCAAGGCCCGGACGGATGCCGATGCCAAGCGCGCCCTGATCACCGAGGACAAGGACCCGCGCGCCGAGAAGCGGAAGGAGCGCCGGCAGTTCGCCAAGGGCGAGGACATCAGCTTCGAAGACCTGTGTCAGCGTTACATGGACGAGTACGCCATCCCGACCAAGTCATCCTGGAAGAATGACGAGGGCTACCTCAAGCCGGTGCGCGCCGCCCTCGGGTGGATGCTGGCCAAGGATGTCACGGACGATGACATCGCCGATGTCCTGGACGAGATTGCTGACGGAGCGCCGGTGAGCGCCAACCGGACACAGTCTGTGCTCCACAAGATGTTCGAGTGGGCGAAGCAGCCCGGCCGGAAATACGTCCCCAAGAACCCGATCCAGGGACTGGCTCGCCGTGGTGGCAAAGAGATCACGCGGGATCGCGTGCTCGACGACGACGAGATCAAGACTCTCTGGTGGGGATTGGACGATCCGGAGTTGCCGGCCGATCGGCAGACCGCCCTCGCCCTCAAGATGATCCTGACCACGATGGTCCGCCCCTACCAAGCGGCCTATGCGCGGACCGACGAACTGCTGAACTTCAAGAAGCAGGATCCGCAGTACCTCATGCCGAAGGAACGGGTGAAGGGGCGCCGGGAGGTGATCGTGCCGCTGTCGGACCTTGCGGTCTCCGTGATCAGCCAATCGATCAAGAGCAAGGAACAGAAGGTCGTCTTCCCGTCGCGGTACGGCGCCAACAATGACTCGATCCTCCGAGCCTCGCTCTCTCGCGCCCTTAACGACAAAAAGAGCGAGAAGCGGATCGGTATTCGAACCTTCCTGAAGATGGAGCATTTCACTCCGCACGACCTGCGGCGGACAGCGGCCACCGTGGCGCGACGCGGCAAGGCACCTCGACCGGACGTGAAGGCGTTGCTCGATCATATCGAGGGCGACGTCACCGACATCTACGACAAATACGACATGCTCGACGAGAAGACGGCGGTCACCCAGATCCTGGGGACCGAACTGCGACGGATTATTGGAAAGAAAAAATGAACTGGCTGTCGAGGAACATCTGATGGCGAAACCGAGGGTCTATAACCGCTACCACAAGGACGCGCCTCCGGGTGCGGTCTACATCGGGCGAGGCACGCCGTGGGGAAACAAGTTTCCGATCACGCCGGAGATGCCGCGCCTGGAAGCGATCGAGCGCTTCAAGTGCGAGCAGCTGCCGCACCTGGATCTTCGTCCCCTGATCGGGCTGTCGGTCGTGTGCTCATGCTACCCGGCTCCGTGTCACGGCAATCCGCTGATCGAGGCTGTGGCCGCGCTCGGCCGGCGCATGCTGGTGTACGGCGGACGCGCCTATGACGATAGAAGACGGCTGCACGACGTCCTGGACGCCGCCCATGAGCGCGATCCGATCACAGTGATCATCGAGGGTGAGGCGTCAGGAGCTGACAGGCTGGCTCGCCTGTGGGCTGAGAGCCGTGGGATCTTCGTTGATCCCTATCCGGCAGATTGGGACAACGTAGAGCGTCCCGGTGCGGTGGTAAAACGAAACAGGCGCGGCAAGCTTTACGATGCCGCGGCTGGTCCTTTTCGAAATGAGCAAATGCTGAGGGATGGTTGCCCGGATGGCGCCATTGGCTTTCCGAGCATGCCGATGGGCAAAGGGACGCTGGATATGACGACGCGATGCCTTGAGTACGGGATCACGCCGCAAATAGTTCGATGACCCCCATGGAGGAGACGTCGGTCATCAAGCAGACCGCGGCGGCAGAAGCTGCCGTTGCAGCCTTGCGAACCAGAGCGAGCGGAGAGATCGGGAATTTCAGGATGGAAATCATATCCTGGAAGTCGTCCCGGGTTTCGCGATGGTGTTCGGCTTCACCCATATCGACCATAGCAGCGTCGAGATCGATTGATGGAGTCGGGTTGTTCATCCAGGTGGCGAACCATGTCGGGACGACAGAGAGTTCGATCGAGGTCCAGAGGACGTCAACTGCGCGCAGCACGCGTAAGAGGTATCTGGATTGAAGGTCGCAGCTCTCCCCGTCCAAGGATTTGGCGCAGTAGCGGCCATCTTCGCTGGCGACTTCGTAGGATCGGTACTCGAAGGGGGTTTGCATGTTCTCGCCTTTTTGGAACCCGCCATCGGGTTCGACTTCTTGACGTTTGCATTAATGTTATTTGCATCAGCGCGCAAGCGCTGGCATGTGGCATAACGAAGAAAAACCCCGAAATCTTGCTGGATAATTAGTGTCATAGCAGTTCCCCTAAAACTTGACCCGCCTCGCCGTTTGCTCTAATGCAAACGGTAAATGCAAACGGAGGCGTTCTTGTTTTTATCAATCGCGACACGCGTAATTGCTGCATTCACCGGATCTTCCCGACAAGCAGCTGCTGAAAAAACGGTCAGCATACCTGACCTATTACCAACTCCAGTTGATTGCCACTCAACTGACATAGGAACTTCGACCGCGCCGATCGCAAAGCAGACCCGCGCGAAGCGACCGGGCTTCTTCAAGCGAAACCGCAAAGAGATCCAGCGCGGCCTGACCAAGGAGCAGTGCATCGAGCTGCGGGCAGTTGAACTGTCGATGCAGCAGCCGAAGAAGCTCGGTCGCCCGCCCCTCGCCGCCAAGGTGAAGCCTGTCGCCGCCAAGGCACCCCGCTTCCGCCGCACCACTGAAGAACTGCGTCTCGGCCTCTCGATCGAGCAGGCAGCAGCTGCGCGCGGCGTCCTTCTGCCGAAACCGAAGGACATTGCGGTCGTCGTCAAGCCCGTCGTCAGCAAAGCGGTCGTCGTCAAGCCGGTTCTCCCGATCCTGCCGGTCGGCCAGACGGAAGTCGAGCAGCTGATGGAGACTCTGCCGATCAAGACCCAGGTGCGCGCTCGCGCCGTGCAGCGCTACCGGCTCGGTGGCGGCAAGGCCGTCCTGACAAAGGACACTCTCGACCAGATCGAGCAGTTCTCCGCGGCAGGCAAGGTCACCGTGCGCCCGCCCTTCACCGGCTCCGATGGCTTCAACCACATGACCGGCCAGGAGGCTAAGTGATGGTCGACCTCGGTCTCCTCCCCAGTGATCTGTTGGATCGTGGAGTGGCGATGCATGATCAGTTTAATCTGCCGTTCCTGATCTCCCAGGACGACATTGGCGTCGTACTCTCCGCCACATCTATCGTGATGCGGGACGATGGGTACATCTACATCCGCATAGATGGTGATCGTGAACTGCTGCACCGGCGCGTCCTCGGCATCAATGGTCGAGAAACGCAGGGTGATCATCGCAGTCGCGATAGATCTGACAATCGACGCAGCAATCTCAGATCAGCGACTGTCGCCCAGAACAATAGGAACCAAAGTCTCCGGAAAAACAACACCACCGGGTTCAAGGGCGTATCGTACGATAAGAACCGCAGAACATTCCAGGCGGGCATCGGACTGAACGGCAAGAGGAAAGCTCTCGGTCGCTTCGACAGCGCCGAAGACGCAGCTCGCGCATACGACGTAGCAGCGCTCGCGAATTATGGCGAGTTTGCATCTCTCAACTTTCCGAAGGACCGACAGTGAACGTGAAGTGAGATTTAAGATTTCTCAACCTCGCACAAACAGTCGCGAGCTGGTCGAAGGACCCCTCGACGAAAGTCGGGGCCGTGATCGTGCGCCCGGATCGCACAGTCGCATCGGTGGGTTTCAATGGTTTCCCTCGGGGCATCGCCGACACGGAAGAACGGCTCAACGACCGTCTGACCAAGTATTCCCTCGTGACGCACGCCGAGGTCAACGCCATCTTGACGGCTCGCGAGCCGCTGCACGGCTACACGATCTACACGACATTCTTCTCGTGCTCGAACTGCGCGAAGCTCGTCATTCAGGCCGGCATCAAGCGCATCGTGTCTCCGATCTTCGATCTGGAACGCTGGGCCGACTCTCTGAAGCTGTCCCAGGAGATGTACGACGAGGCCGGCGTTGCCTGGGAGCTGATCGACATGGAGAAACAGGATGCAGCTTGAACGTTGGCCCCTGCCCTTCGTGAGGGTCAAATGCGCCAAGTGCGATCGGGAGGGTCGGCTGAACACCGCCCGTCTCGTCGAGCGCTTCGGACCCACCCGACAGATGTCCATCGTCCGCGAGAAGCTGACGTCCGAGGGATGCGAGCGACCGGACAAGAAGCATCCGTGTCTGTCGATCCTGCCCGATGCCCTGCTGGTTCAGGCGGTCACCGCTGAGACGAAGGCCGACGTGCTGCAGCCGAAGCTGATCGACGAGGCAGCCAACTGGAACCCGAAGTGGTTGGAAGAGAAGAAGTGAAGATCAAGGTGACGCGCAGCTGCGGCTGCGTCTTCTGCGACATTGGGTGTCCGCCAGATGGCCCGCAAGGCCACGAGGTCAGTTCACCAAACCGGTCGCTACGCCTACACGGCCGTTTTTCACGCCGTAGGGTCGTGCGTGACAAGGTAAACTTTCATGCTGCCACGCCTTGTCTGTTCCACCATCCTCGCCTAGAACTCGGCCGAGACCGAGGGCTGGGAAACCACCCGTTATGGTGACTGGAGAGGTGGCAGAGTGGTCGAATGCACCGCACTCGAAATGCGGCATAGGTGCAAGCCTATCGGGGGTTCGAATCCCTCCCTCTCCGCCAGAATGCCAATTCCTCGCTACATGGCAGCCGATTGCCTCGGCATTGGGAGTTCTCGTGTACCGCATCAATCCTGAGACTGGCGAAGTCCTTGTTCCTCACGTCTTCGAAGACGACGCCTATGGCGCAGCCGATCCCGACCTCGGCAAAAAGCGACACCACATCGCGAACAGGGTTGTCGCTGCAAGTATTGAGGAACTGAAGGAATATCTCCGCAAAGGCTGGCCGGTTTGGATGTCTATCCGCGGTACTAGAGACCGGCGTCTGATTTCCAAAGGCATCATTGATGCCGATCCGCCGCAGGCCGAACCCGCCCCCTGTGTCGTTCCGCACGCCAAGATTGTCGCCGCACGGCCTCTGGCCCGAATGGTGGAAAGGAAGCCCGTACAGTTTGTTCGCGTAGCGCCGGAGGCCGAACCAGTCGCTGGCACAGTGACTGAATACCTGCAGATTGTCGCATCCATGTCACAGGCGGAGGTCGCCGCCGAAATAGACAATCCCCGTAGGCTCCTTATGGGAACCCACGTACACAAGTCAAAGCGTCTCGACATTGCCTACGCTCCATTCGACCACGTGAGTATCGGGGCGGATATCGTCATCGTTGGCATCACGCCAGGAAAGCAACAGATGCGCGAGGCCATCGAGGAGGCCCGCAGGGCGATGATGTTTGGTCTATCGGAAGCAGAGGTCCTCGCGCGCGCGAAAGTCCATGCGAGCTTTGCAGGGACCATGAGGACCAACCTCGTGAAGCTGATGGATGCCGTGGGCCTGAATGTACTGCTAGGCATAGCCTCGACGGCAAGCCTCTGGGAGGTCGATAGCCATCGCGCCCATTTCACCTCCGCGATCAGGTACCCGACTTTCGTCGATGGCGAGAACTATAGCCGGTCGCCTGACATGAATGGCGTGCCATTCTTGTTCGATCGGTCGAGGAACTGGCTCGAGGAAGAGTTCTCACTGTTCCCGGATGCAGTGATCGTCCCCATGGGAGACATGGTCTCGGAGGTGCTAACGCGCATTGGTCCGAAAATGGCCATTTCCAACAATAGGATTCTCGCCGGAATGCCCCATGCAAGCGGGGCTAATAACGGCCCGATTTCCAAATTCCTTGGAGATGCTGGAGAAGACGACGAGTGGCGCCGTCGTTTCGTGGGCATCACGGCCAAGGTAAGAAGCCTTTGCCGTTGAGTTATGGACGTTCGGTTCGATTAGAGTGCTGTAGGGTAGACTTGGTGCTCATCATCGTCGGTCAGGGCCCGCCAAAAACCGTGGCGTTGTTGTGCTTTAACAGGCACTTAGGTTTTTAGCTTCTACCCTAGGAAGCTTCGAAAAGCTGGCGAAGCTGGTTCGGTAGCGTGATGCCTCGGACCTTGTTCCTGACCGTCTCGTCAGTGAGCTCAAGTCGCTTCGAAGTGTTTCCATCAAGCATAATAAGTTCGATCCTACCGAATTTATCTGCGTGTTGAGATGCGAACTTTGCGAGACCGGCGGCTTTCGCGGGCGCGTCTGCCAGGCTGATTGTGTGTGGGTCAATTACGTCCACCACGAGACCCTCTCCCTCGGACCTCACGATTAAAAAGTCGGGATACATAGAGCGAATTTCTCCATCGACCTCGTATGGAACGCAGAGCGCCCAAGGTCTGCGGTCAATGTTTCGCAACCAAGCAACCACATCTTTCGCAGCCAATTCCCGCGTCAGTATTTCCCTCTCTGGCTCGTTGAACTCCGCTGGGAATACTTTCGCTTCGTTAACGTATAAATGCTTTTTCCAGGTCTTGTCGGCGCTGTGTCCTTGGAGTGTGGCAGGAAACACTAACGGACTCAGTTCCGGGCTAGCCGCTAGATTTCTTATTTCGTCGTAAGCGGCTCTACTTTTCTCATCCAGTTTGGCGATAGCGGTTCGAAATTTCTGAAGCCAGCTCTGGACTGTGTCTTGGGCTTCTTTCTCGATTTTTCTCATTACGTCTGGATCGGCACAAAGCGCAAACAATTCTAGTTTCGCCTTCTCACGGTCATCAGGAAAACGCGACACGCGCGCACGCCACCATGCTTTATGTAGACCTTCGTTAAGCTTCCGCCCGGAAGCCTCGAATAAATCTTCTACATTTTCCGACGCGATATCAACCTTGATCGTTTCTCCATCGCTCGTTGTGTCCGAGCCAACATCCCAATTTACCGCTTCAATTTCAATTAGACGCTTCCCTTCGACAATCTCGTTGAAGCGAGTATCGTTCTTGCTTCTAGCGTACTCCTTGTTGAGTACGGCTAGTAATTTTGACTTTGCCGACGACAGAGCATTTCCATCTAAATCGTCGTTGGTTAAGAGGCGAGCAAATTTCATCAGTCGCCGGACTTGGCTCGCCTTTCTTTTTCGAGGCACCACATAGGAGGGAATCATACCAAGCGCTTGGAACGCGCCGTCGCTGTTCGCAGACTTATTAAGTTCGATGACATCTTCACTAAGTTCAACGTCAACCGGAGGCATTCCTTCATCGGGCTTGGAAAGCCTAGAAACGATCCTCTCCAATCCCTTCGTATCATAGTGGGGCAAATACAACGCAACCGTATTCAACACCTCATCATCGATTATGCGGCGAGCCAATGGAGAACGAACCATTCGGCCGACCAATTGGGCGATATAGGTTGAATCGGATGCCGCTCGGAACGACATCATAACCTCAGCTCGAGGGCAGTCCCACGGAACCAGATGGGCACGTCGATCGAACCGGGGCCGTAGCCGAGGTTCTGCCAGACTTGCTCATCCCAGGTGTGGAGCGAGAAATCGAATTCGATCTTTTCGACGCCCATCGGAATTTCGACGGTGCCGTCCATACCGCCGCCACGGAACTCTTCCGTGTGAATGTTGATTTCGGGCGGCTGGAAGTTGGGGCATTCACCGATCTTGCCGATGTCTCGGATCCAGACGGTGAAGTCCTGGAAAATGTTGGAGTCGCGAAGGTTGCTCATAGATCTCTCCGGCCAAGCCAGAGCGCGCCCGGCCCGCGTGGGACCGGACGGCTCGTGACTAGCTTATGGGGTGGGTGGTCGTTCGAGGTCGAAGGCGGGGATTAGCCGTTGCCGGAGGTGAGCCGCCGGGTGAACTCCTCGACGAAGTCGTTGTAGTAGGTCGGGTTGCGGCGGGCGCGGAACTGCAGATGCTCCAAGCAAGCCGGGGGCTCGAGATCGAAGTCGACCGACAGCTCACCGTTGGCGAAGGTCGCCGGGGTGTTGAGGGTCGGGTCGATCCAGCACTGACCACCGATCAGAGCGCCGCGAGCGCGGAGCAGTCGGAGGTAAGTGTTGACATCGCCCTGGATGCCGGCGAGCAGCTGGAAGCTGAACGGCTTGTCCAAGCGGTGACGCTCGGCTCGCTCCAGGCTCTCGTACACCATGTCCGCGGTGCGGCGGACCGACAGCTGAGCCCAGAGGGGGTCAGTGCCCGTGCCGCGCAGACCCCAGAACCGGAAACCGTCATCGTGGATGATGGTCGTGACCTGGTTCGAGTTGAGGACGTTCGCTTCGCAGGCGCGATCGTTCGGCATGAAGTCCACCGGACGGGCGGGACCGCCGATGTTCTGGATCAGCTCGTTTGAGAACGAGTACCAGAAGCCCTTTTCTTCGTCGACGCGCGCCTGGATGCCAGCAGCGTAGGCCGAGGCCGGCTTCTGGACATAGACCGAGTTCGCGATGTCCCAGCTCAGAACGCCGGGGTCGATGACAGCGACCCGCTGGGAGCCGTAGTCGTTTCGGTACGCGATCGCGTCTTCGTAGTTGGTGCCGGGACCGTCAACGAACGCGACGGCGCGGAGGCGGTCGACGATCGAGGAAAGCGCCATGCCAACCGGGTTGGCGACACCGCCGAGGATAGCGGTGGCAGTTGCGCCCGCGCCCGCACCAGCGATGGTGACGGTCGGGACTGCGACGTAGCCGTAACCGGGGTCGGTGATGATGATGCCGGTCAGCGAGCCGCCAACAACCTGCGGGACGGCCTTGGCAGTGCGACCGCCGGCCGGAGCAGCTCCGATGGTGACGGTCGTGGTAGACAGGACGTATCCGGCACCGTCTTCGGTGACGTTGACGTTGGCGAGGCCGTTGGTCGGCCGGCCGCTGGTCATGCCGGGAGCCACCAAAATCTTCGGGACCAGCTTGAGCATCGGACGCGACTTGAGCATCGACCAGATGCCGGTCTTGCCGCTCGGCGAACCGACAGCGTTGGACCAAGCTTCGTGCAGCTGGTTGGGTCCGGCATTGCCTTCCGCGACACGGACAACCACGACCACTGCCGACTTCTGGCTGTAGATCGCATCGACCGCATCGAGCAGCGTACCGTCGCTCTTGAGCTGACCAGCCTTGAGCGCGTCGGCGAACACCGGCACCGGAGTGTTGAGCGGGAAGATGTCCGGGTCGGCGTTCGGCGCGGTACCGATCAGGCCGATCACGTTCGACTTGACGGTTTCAACCGGGCCTGAGGGGCTGTCGAGTTCGATCGTCTCGATGCCGTGGAGATATTGAACAGTCACTTAGTTCTCCCAAACAAAAAAGCCGCCCGGGAGGGGCGGCATGGGGGTGATTGGATTGGTGATGATCAGGGGAAGATGGTCTTCTCCTGATGCGGTCTAGGCAGTGAACGCGGCGTCGACCTCCGCTTTCGTGGTGATCGTTCCGTCGTTGATCTGGATGTCGACGAGACCTTCCTTGTCGAAGGTAGATTGGACGTGACCAACGATGGCCGTAGCGATTCCCACGAAGGCCGCACGGTCGAGCGGAACAAAGCCATTCGCGGTTTTGAAGTTGACCGGCGCCTGGACAATGCCAAGGTCGATCGACTGGATTGTCTGGGCGATGATCGCCCTGGTGTCGCGATCAGTCATAAGCGCTCCGAACGTCGGGGAAACAATGCCCCCAACCTCGACGTAAAATCGCTTTGCTGCTGCGTATGCCGCGAGCTGCGCCTTGGTCAGCGGCAGCGCCAGGGCAATTTCGAGCACCTGAATGATGCTGCCGGCAGAGCGCTCGAAATGATACCCGGTAATTTGCGTATCGGGGTCCGGCGGAGGCGCCACCGGTTGCACGCGATGCACACCGATCGCATCCAGTTCGGCGTCGGTCCAAAGTTCGGCGCACTGCCAGCCATTCAGGTTCCCGTCCGAGCCCACGAACGAAGACCCTGGCAAAATCTCTTCGAACGTCCCTGCCGCTGTCTCTTTAACGATCAGCATTTGTTGTTAACTCCATGAAAGATAGACTGCGCCATTGCCCCCATAACTGCCGGGAGTGAAAAGGCCGTTTCCGATTGGCCCTGGCGCGCCACCAGAACCAACAACAATGGTGATGACTGAGCGTGGGGTTAGCAGGCTTCCCTTTGCCCACGCCTTGTACGCGCGCCCCCCGGCGCCACCATAACCGCCGTCATAGACGCTACCATTCGCGGGATATGTTACCGGATTTCCTCCAGCAGCACCGCCTCCGGTGATGTTTCCGTCTCCACCAACGCCGGTTCCTGGCGCTCCGTTCGTTCCATGAATGCCGGTCGTATAGTCGCCGTGCGTTCCTCCGTTTCCGCCGTAACCGACCAGATTTCCAGTGGGCGCATTAAAGTAGCTATACCCACCAGCGGCACCGTCGCCTCCACCATTCGTGATGCCACCACCACCACCGCCCGATCCTCGCGCATCCGCGGCGAATGTGTGATACGCGGGCACCGTGAAGCTGTAGGTGCCAGGCACCGTGAACGACATTGACCCTGGGGTGACGGTAGGTCCTACGTTTGGAATCATCCGTTGATGAACAATCAGCATCAGTTGATCTTCCACCCCGCGCCCATAAACCATCCGTTCGGATGAAAAACGCCGGAGTAAAATACCGCCCAAGTGTTTGCTGCAGTGCTGATCGTGGGAACGGTGGCGTCAGGAAAGTAGAACATGGCGGCCCAGCTGACGGTTCGACCTCCAACTGCATCCTGAACGATTGCGATGTCGAGAGGCTGGCCGTCTTTTTGATTGACCACCGAAATGGTGATGTTCCCCACTGCCTGCATCCAGAACCTGGAGCCGGTGCTCATGTCGAGAACAACAGATCCGGTCTTGGCGCCAAGGTTAACGAAAGCAGTGGCCACCCATGCCTGATCGACGCCGATGGGATTGACCCCAACGTTTTGTCTGATGCCCGCTGCCGTTGCCATGGCCAGCGTCGCCGAGTTGGCAAGGCCGAGGTTGGTCCGAGCGTTGGACTGCTGCGTGGCGTTCAACCCCTGCGCCGCCGTATCGACCCGCAACCTGTTGCCAAGCGAGGCAGTGATTGTCGCCGAGAAGTTGGCGTCGTTGCCGAGAGCGGCGGCCAACTCATTGAGCGTATCGAGGGAAGCACCCGCTCCGTTGATGAGAGCGTTAATCGCAGTCTTCACGAAGGCAGTTGAGGCCGCCTTGGCCGAGTTGTCAGTCGACGTCACGGTGGGAACGATCGGACTCATCGTGAAGGTGATAGTCTGATCGTAGGTGCCGGCCGCCGTCTTAGCGATGTACGAAGCCGGATTGAACAGGGCGGCGGCAGCAGCCGAAGAAGCCGCGGCATCGCGTGCCGCCAGCGTGTCGCCCTTCATCAGGGCGACTGCATTCTTGTCAGAGAGGACTGTTGCAGCATATCCGGATGCGGTGTCACGGTATGCCAAAGCAGAGTCGCGAGCTGAGATGATGGTGAACAGGTAAGACTCGACCGCTTTCGAAATGGCGGAGCCGACATAGATCGTCCAGTCCGTGAAAGGTCCGGGATTACCGAACTTCTCCAGAACTTGCACGACCAGCTGGCCGGAAACGTTGTTCCAATCCACGACCTTCGCGAACGCGTAGTCGGTCTGGTTTGCTTCGCGCGTGATCGTCACGAAGGGAGAAGGAGCGAACATCTCCCTCTCCGCCATGTTTTCGATAGCGAAGGTGTTGGTGGCGCTCGTGGTGAGCGTCACGTTGCTGATCGAGTGAGCGAGCAAGAAGCCCTGCTCCGAGATCAGCGAGATCTTCGCAAAGGCCGGAGCCAGGACGAGGTTGAGGCGGTCGAGGGCAAGGCCCTCGACGTATGCCGACAGCCCGCCGATCTCATCCAGCCCATCTTCGGTGGAATTGATTCGGCGGTCGATATCCTCGAAGCGCCGGTTCCAGAAGTCGGGATCGCCGAGGTTTTGCCTCGGCTTGACCCGATAGATTTGATCAAACCGGCGAGCCATGGATTAAACCTCTTCGTAGCTTTTGATCGCTTCACCGTGAGTGGCGATGTCAGCGCCGATCAGCGTGACCTCGTTGCCCGGCCGAGCCCAGATGCCCGGCGCGATCTCGATGGATCGCGCCAGCTCTACCCGGTAAGTCGCTTCCGGCTTGATGGTCGGTTGTTTGGCCATATTGACTCCGTTACTTGGTGTAGAAGGTCCGCTGAGCGACGTGGAACGTCACCTGCGGTGAGTTGGTGGTGCCGGTCTGAACGATCCGGAAGGAGGTCGTTCCAGCAGCCACGTTGAAGCTGAGGGTCTTTTCGACCCGCTTCGATGCCGCATCGAGAATTTTGGATACCGTCGAAGTCGGCGCCACGTCAGCAGCACCGACCCGCAGGTTGCAGGTGTGGGTGTGCGGAATGGAGTCGTAGCCTTCGAGCAGGATCTTGACGACCACGTTCCCGGCAGAAGCAGAGAGCGCCGGAACGGTCTGTGGGATCGAGATGTGCTTGTAAGCCGTCTTCGGCCGGTAGATCTTGATGCGCGATCCCGTCAGATGAAGGATCGGCATCATGTCTCTCGTACCGATGAAGCGCGCTCGGAACTGAGCGAGAGGAGGTGCAGCTGCCAGAACTCCGGCATTGTCTGCGACCAGAGGCTTCCATTCACCCGTGCCGTTCGGCCGCATCTCGAAGACGAGTTCCGTCGACTCAGGAGCCCACTGTTCAGCGAGAATGTCGATGGTTCGGAAACCACCATCCAAGCTGATCGGCGCGAATTCGATCGCGACCTGCGAGGACCGGAATTTGGCCCCGTAGACCTCAAGCATCATGTCCTTGGTCAGGTCGCCCTGGTAGTAGATGCCGTCCGTCGAATAGAAGAACGTGCCGTCCAGGTAGCTCTGGCCTGCAGCCATGCCGATCTTGTGGTTCGCGTTTGAGACGAACAGGAAGGCGTACCGCTTGCCCTTCTGGAGGAAGGTCGGCTGGATGCCCACACGGTTCCAACCCACCACGATGTTGGCCTGCGGATAGGTCGTCTTCATGATGACCTTGTCCGTATCCGGCACGCCGTTCGACACTTCGCAGAGCGCGATGTGGATGTCTTCGTTCGCGGCCTTGGCCGTGATGTAGAAACCGCACTTCGTCGCGATGATGTCGTTGGATACGAGGAAGGTCTGCGCGACCTTCGCGCCCGTGATCGCGAGATCCGTGGTGACCGCATACATATACGGCTCTTTCCATGTATCAAACCACCACTGATCGGTGCGCTGGTTGTAGTGGTAGTAGTTGTAAGGATCCCGCTCCTTGATGTAGGAGGTGGAGAAGTCCACGCTCGTGAGATCGTACAGATTGGAGAGGTCGGTGACCTCGCCAGGATAGTTGTACTGGCTGCCGTTGGTGCAGACCGACAGGCCTCCGCCGTAGCGGAGACGAGAGCGGGACATATAGCCCTGCTTCATCGACAGAACCTGGTAGCCGTACTGGGCGATGCCGAGTTCTGAGTCGTAGGCGCCGGTCGTGATCTTCAGCTCGTCGTCGTACTTCGGCATCAAAAAGCCGCCGATGTTCGAAGCGTTCGGATCGTTGGCCGAGAACAGCGAGATTTCGAACTGGTTGGCGTTGGCGTCCGCGAAGCGGATACCCTCTTCAAGCTTACAGTCATAAGCCAGCAGCGAGGCGTTGGTGATGTCGGAGTCGCCCGGATCCAGATAGAAGTCGGCGCCGAAGCCGGAAGCGTCCGGCGGATAGCGCAGGCTTTCCTTCACGCGCGCCAGATCTTCCATGACCCGATAGATCTGCGAGCTTTCGCCCAGCGAGCTGATGCGGACAGCAAGGTCGGCGAGGTCGGAGGCCAGCGAAGAAACGCGGGGCTCGATGATCGCCTTGAAGGCTTCGAGCAAGTCGGTTCGGATGTCGAGCGCGTCGGTCGAGACGACCGCATTCTCTTCCACCATGTCGATCGAGATGATCTGGGTGGAGTCCAGCAGGATGTGCGCCACGACGACGTGGGTCGCCGGGATCGCGGCTGGAACCGGATCGGCTGCCTCGGCGCCGGCCGTGAAGACCAGCTGGGCATCGCGAGAACGGGTCATCGAGACGGCTCGCGGCTCGACCTGGCCGGTGTCGACGTCGGTCAGATAGTCGCGGGTCTCGACGTCGGTCTCCACTTCCTGGCCATAGGCCGAGAGGGTGACGATGCGCTTCGCCGCGGCTGCCACGTAGGTGGCGAGCGACTGCGTCAGGACCGAGCGGCGCGTGTAGGAAGCTCCTGCTTCGTAAACCCGACCCATGCCGATGGTGGTTTCGACCTGGCCGGTCTTCGTGACCATGAGGCCCGAATACTTTCGGACGGCGCTGATCGCATCCCGTGCCATGTCGTCCATGGCGGTCTGGACATAGTCCTGGATGTTGTTGTGGTCAGATGCGACCTGTTCCTGGTAGTCGCGGAAGATAACTTGGCGGTCCATCTAGGGCCTCTTCATTTGGGCACGAAAACGCCCACCACTCCCCGCGGAATGGTGGGCTTTCGTGCGGTTGAAAGTGTTGTCAGATGACGATCAGGTCGCCAGCGAAGTGCGGGAGCCCGGAGATGAACCCGGGCTTCGTGTTTGTGTCGAACAAGATTTGGTCGGTGAGGCTCTTTGAAGCGATGGCCGCCTTCCTGTTCTTTTCCATCAGCGAGTGATCATGCGGCGTCCAGAACCTGGATCGCGGAATGTAGGTGCCGTTGACCCTTGCCTTCCACGGCTTCCAATTCGAACGCATCCGCACCTTAAGCTCGGCGCTGAATGGCTTGATGCCGTAGCGGCCGACGCCCATGAACTGGATCGACGGTCGCTTGGTGACAGCGGAGCCGTCATTGACCGCGTATCGCTCGAACATCCGGAAGCCGGCGCGAGAGGGAACGAAGTGTCGGTTGCCGAAGCAGCGGCCGGAGTAGACGGCGTGCCCCTCGACGCCAGGCTCGGCGACCAGCTCGGGCTCGGAGGTGACCGGCTCAAGCTGAGGTCCGACTGTGGTTCGCCACGGCGAAAGCGAGGTTGGCTCGATCGTAACGATGCGCTGGTAGGCAGTCGAAGGAACCGGGAACTTCTTCTTCATGCGCAACGGGGTGTTGCAGAAGGTCGAGTACGGCAGGTTCGCCTTCAGGAAGACCCTGAAATAGCTCTCGAAGTTCTCGACGCGGGAGTCGGTTTCGACACCGTCGACGACCCAACGGGCACGGCGGCGCAATCTGGTGATCGCGTCGTTCGGCTGATTGGCCTTGGCCTCAAAGAAGCTGCTGTACCGCTGGCCGCCGGAGAAGATCCTCTTGCCCGCAATCGATCGCTCGTAAAGACGAAAGACGCGGACCTGGGGCAGCTTCTTCAGCCAGCCCTCTCGCTGCTCTTTACTCAGCGAAGGTCCAGAGAAAAGCTTGGCCGGCGGGACGGTGGCCTTGATGACGGTCGAGTCCATGAGACCGAGATAGGTTTCGGTGCCAGCCAACGTCCCTTTGAGGCGGTGATGCTTGATCGCGTTGGCGACCACGCTCCGTCGTTTGGTGACAGGCCAGGAGGAATCCCACAAGTCGACCGAGAGCGCCCAAGCCAGATACGGCAGCAGGTTCTCAGGGCAGATCCAGGGGTTCCAAAGCTCCCGGATGGGAATGTTCAGTTCCAACAGCCGATCGACCTGGGAAGCAAGCGCTCGCTCGTATTCCGTGGCGTTCGGAGCAAGGATGTGATCCATCAGGCGAGGCGGAAATTGGCTCATTGCTTAATCCACCCTCGTCGGAAGCGTGTTGATAGCCGCGGAGTCGATGACAACGCACTGGTCGGATATCGCCGAAATGTTGGCCGGCGGCGACACCAGGTCGACTGATTGGACACCCTCTTGGTTGAGGGCCGAAATGATTGAAGACCTGGTCAGGTCGCGGCCGATTAGAGTGAGACGATCCCTCACCCTCGTCAGCGCCTTGCCGACGTCGGCCATAACCAACGCACTGTCTGGGCCGGGGTACAGGCTGAGGTTGGCGACGATGTTGGTGTGGAGCACCTTGACCGGGCCGACCGTCATCACGGCGGTGAGCGGCTTGATATTCTTGCGGTTCAGCCGTTCGGCGACAGCCAGGAGGACCTCCTGGGAGGGAACCGGATTGGATCCCAACGCCATGACCGTGATCTTGACGCCGCCCTTATCGTTGATCTTGACCGCGGTTACGTCGCGGACGCCGATGTGCGCCGACAGAGCCTGGAAGATGTAGGCACCTTCGGAGCCGGAGGTCGTGAACGCTTCCGGTCCCATCTGCGCTCGTCGGCGCAGGCTGTCGTCGCTCTCAAGCGTGTCCGGAACGACCGGGATTGCGTTCGGATTTCCCAGCGTGCGCATGCGCTCTACGCCGAAGAAGGCCGCCAGATTGTCGAGGTCGGTGCCGGTCGAGAAGGCCAGCATGACGGCGCGAGCCGCCGCGTTGATGCGGGCGCGGACCAGCATCTCCCCGTAGGCCTCAGCCCCCAGGATGACGTTGGTCGGCGACTGCTCAAGCCGCAGGGCGGTTTCGAGCCTGGGGTTCTTGGCAAGCACTTCCGCCTTGTAGCGGGCGAGCATCACCTCGAAGTCCAGCTCCTCGATCACCGCCGGAGGCGGGAGGCGCGCGAAGTCGATGTAAAGCGCGGGAGACTCGTAATTGGGCATTCTACCCTCGCTCAGATGGTTTGTTTCATTCTGCGCAGCACCTCATCGACTAGGTCGACACCCTCAACTGTGAAGGTGATCGCGCCGGTCGCATCGAACTCTTCGATTGTCACTCGGGTGACTTTGAACTCGGGCTCATAGGTGTTGATCGCCACGATCGCAGCCATCATGCCCGTCATCAACACTTCCTCGTTGCCGGGCTTATCCTGCATGTCGATGAAGCGTGACCCCCACCACAGCCGCATCAAACGAGTGCGCAGCCGGGTGGTGAGGATGACGAAGATGCTCTGCTTTATGCGATCCCACCCTTGGATGAGATCGCCGTTAAGCCGATCGATGTCGATCAGATGCTCGGTTTGATCGATCGCCATGTTGACTTACTCCGCCTGGCGGCGCCGCTTGCCGTGCGAGGGCTGCTCTTCAACAGCCGCGTACGCGATCGGCCGGACCGGCTCAGGTTCAGCGGCAACCGCTTCGACCGGCTGTGCGGCCTTGGCGCCCTTTTCCGAGATGGCGTGCTTGAGGTATTTGGCCTCCGCAATCGTCATCGTGACTTCCGAGTCGACGGCCAGGAGTTCGCCTTTGCGCCAGAAGGCGGTGTCGACGTTGTATTTGGGCATTGAGTTTCCTTGTTGATGTTTTGAGAAGCGTTAGGACATTGGGATGCCTTCGGTGCCGTCAGGAGCCTCAGGAGGGGCTTCGATAGCCGGGACAGGAAGGCTCGGAGGAGGAGTAGCTCCGTGGATGTGGGTGTTGCCGATGTCTTTGAGGTTATGACCAACTTTACCGCCGGTCTGGCTCCATCCGCCGCCGCCAAGTACCCAGAGCGTGCCGCCGATCGAGATCGAAAGCCCACCGTCTTGCAGCTTCCAAGAGCTTCCGCCCTGGCTGATGGTGACGCTGCCCTTTTTCATAACGATCTTGGAAGCGTCGTCGCCCCCCTGCGTGATGGTGACTTTGTCTTCCGTCATCACCATCTTCGAATTGTCGTCTTCCCCCATCTGGACGGTCAGGTCTTTCTCGGTCCACTTGACCTTGGCCTTCTTGTCCTTGAACTGGGCGACCATCTCATCCTCGTTCATGAGGATGTCGGCCTTCTCGTCCTGCTCGCCGTAGCGAATGTGGACGTCGTCCTTGGTCTGCTTGTAGTAGGACTTGTTCTTGCCGACCGTCTTGAGGATGTGGTCTTTCGTCGACTGGACCTGGGTGGTCTTCTCGTCGCCGTCCTCTTCGATCTCGGGGATCTTGCGTTCTTTTTGCTGCTTCTGGCCGCCCTTGGAGTTCATGGCATCCATGCCACCTCCACCGCCGCTGTCAGCACCTTCCGCGCCGCCGCCCCCGCTCTGCTCTTCCTTCTTGCGGATGATCAGGTGGTGCGTGTCTTTGGTCTCACGCGTCCAGGCGTTCCATTTGTCTTCCCCGCCGGAGCCGCCGCCGGAGCCACCCTCGCCGCCGGAGCCACCCTCCTTCTCTTCATCCTCGATCAGCTTGACCATTTCGTCTTGCTTGCCGTGGGGAGACGGGGTGTCGTGGCCGTAGTGATGGGGCTCGACAGTCGA